TTTCCGCCCTTGCGGATGCCCGCGAACGCTATGACGGTAGCGATTCGAATTTCGCAAAAAAATACGGGATCAACAAAAGCGTATATAGCGGTTTGAAGAAAGGCGATATCGACAGGAAGATATCTCCGGGTAAATGGTTGGAGTTAGGAAGGCAGCTTGGCGTTTCCCTAAACGAACGCAATTGGAACATGGCCCGTACCGACGTTTTCAACATGATCGAGGAAGATGTCCTGTTCTGCAAGGAATTCAGTAAATCGATGATGTTTGTGGATGAATGTGCAATCGGTAAAACCTATTCCGCCCGCTATCTTTCACGGACCTTGAAGAATTGCTTCTATATCGATGCGACGCAATGCCGGCAGGAACGTTCTATGATCCGCGCCATCGCAAAAGCCGTGGGTGGGGAACTGGACGGGACATTGGAAGAGATCAAGGAATCCGCCAAATACATACTGAACATCCTGCCCCATCCGATCGTAATCATAGACGAAGCCGGCGCATTGTCCTATTCATCCCTTTTGTTGCTGCATGAATTCTGGAACGGGACACAAGACTGTTGCGGATGGTATCTGATGGGTTCTGACGGACTACGGACCAAATTGCAGAAAGGGAAAGGGACATCAAAGAAGCAGTCCTACAAGGAACTCTTCTCCCGCTTCTCTTCGAAATACAACCACATCGTTCCCGATGCACCGGATGATCGTGCGGTGTTCTTCCGGACGCTGATAGAAACGGTATTATCCGTCAACATCAAAGACAAACGCAAAATCAACAAAATCGTGAACATGTGTCTGGCGACTGACAGCCAGGAAGCAGAAACCGGCCTCCGTCGTGCAGAAACATTGCTCATCTTAAATGAGGAATAGTATCATCATGAGAAGATTATCAGTAAGTAACCTGAATGCCCAACGGTTTAAATTCATGCCGTTCTTGGGAGAATGGAAAAGGATATTGGGAGACCAGGAACGGAAGGGTTGTTGGCTCATATATGGCAAGGAAAAAAATGGTAAATCCACATTTGCCCTTAATCTTGCCAATGACCTTTCCAAGATTGAACCGGTGTTATATATATCTGCGGAGGAAGGCACCGGATCCTCATATACGAAGGCAGTCAATCGTGTCGGAATTCAGGACACCAATCGGAATTTTCATTCATGGCCATTCGTCTCTATCGATGATTTGCGTGAGGAGATAAAAAACAACCGGAAATGTGAGAAAATCATCTTTATAGATAATCTGACAGTCTATACGGACTTAAAGAAGGATGACATCATTACGCTCCTGCAAGATTTTCCGAAGGTCCTTTTTGTTTTCCTTGCTCATGAGGATGAACGGGGAGAGCCACTGGGAGCACCGGCCACGATAGCCAAACAAATGGCTTATGCCTATTTTCACGTAAAGGGGAAAGCAGCCTATGCCACTGTCCGCGGAGGTAAGAATGAACGTATCGATATTGATGAAGAGACGGCATCCCTCATTCACGGAGACAAGACGGATTTTTCCAGACAAACATTACAAAATTCAGAGATATGACAACTCAAAAACGTACCTACAAGAAACGTAACACCGGCCTGTTCTACGGTTATCTGAGACGTATACCGGGCTATGATCCCTCAGAAGTGGAGACGATCAAGGGTGGTGTGATAGAGAGCTTCCTGATTGGCAAATACGGAGCGGATCATGGACGAAGGATCAGCCTGTCGGAACTTTCCGACAAGGAATATGACGAACTGGTCATCGATTTAAAAAGGCAGGTTAACATCGCGACAGACATGAACAGTCTGAAGGCTGAACTTAACGAGAAAGCTATCCGTAAAGGCTGGTATCATCGTATTTTCAAGCAACTTGCCCGAATTGGCATCAATACAATTGATGGATATGAAGAAGCCAATCGCCATATCCGGAGTCTTCCTATCAGTCGCGGACGAATTCTGCCGGCCATTTCTATCTGTGAACTTCCGGATTTGTTCAAGGCCGTCTGTTCGTATTGCGACAACCGGTTAAAGCAGCAACGAAAAGAACAGGCTACAGCCTCAAAGAATTAGTGTTATGCCAAGAGTAAAACAAGATCCAGCAAAAACTCTTTCCCGCGAAGAACAGAAGCAGTTGGAAACTTTGGAAAGGGAATACGATAAAGAATTGGACCACCTTTTTGATCATCCAGACGACCTAAAGGCTCTCGAACGAATCGGATGGATAGAAAAAAAGATTCTCGACATCAAAGGTGAAAAGCCTCTAGAAGTAAATGACGATTTTAGATAACAATTGAATATTAACATATTAAAATACAAAATTATGAACTTGGATAATTTGACAAAAGAACAGAAAGCCGAATTACGTCGACAGTTGGAAGCAGAAGACAAGGCTGAAAGAGCCCGTGTACAGCAAGAACGTGAAAATTATAAAGCGATCGTGGATTCATGGGTTGAAGAGACAATGAAAAAATTACAGAATGTTTCTTCTATTCTAATGGATACAAAATCTGATATTTTTTCAAGCAGTTCAACCATCATTCAAATGAAAAACGAACTGTTCAATGTAAAAAGTGATCGTAAAAGCGATACGCTCTCAACATCTGATGGCAGCAAAACTATCCGTATAGGAAACCGGATCAATGAAGGATGGGACGATACTGTAAATGTTGGAGTAGACAAAGTAAAGGCTTATTTGCGAACTCTTGCAAAAGATGAAAATAGTGCTTCATTGGTCGATACGGTTATGGGCCTTCTTGCCAAGGACCGAAAAGGTAATTTAAAAGCTCAGAAGGTGCTGGAACTTGAAAAACTCGCGATAAAATCAGGAGATGAAGATTTCATGGACGGAATTAAAATCATAAAGGAAGCTTACCGTCCTGTTCCGACCTGCCAGTTTATTGAAGCGACTTTTCGGGATGAGAACGGAAAAGAACATAACATTCCTTTGTCCATGAGTGCAATTGATTAATGTCCGTAAAAGTCAAATCAACCACTCTGACTCCTGGCCGCTGGATATATGTTTGCCCTTGCGGGTTTCGATATACAGTGTGCCGGGTGGATAAAAAAGATAACAGATGGATGATATATTGTTTTAAATGTAAGCAGTCAAATGGCAAATATTATAAAGTCATGGATGAACGATTGGAATTTGAAGATAACTTCAACAACAAACTGAACTGCCAGTGCTTCACAACGATCCGGATCCACCAGCCGGTGAGGAATGCCATTGGCGCAGTGAAGCAGGTCTATCTGAAAGGTGTGTGGAAAGGCAACGCCCGGATCATACACGCCACCACAATCACGATGGATCGCATCAATCTCCCGATGGCGAAGCTCGACACCGGCCTATCGCCCGAAGAATGCCGACGGCTGATCAAGTCGCTTTACAAGAACCGACCTGGCATCAACTGGAAAACGCAACCACTGGACTATATGGTACTGGAGTATGTAAAGGAATCGAAAGAACCGAGTTTATTTTAAAAGAGAAAGGAGAATAGAATGAGTGAATTAAAATATACATTGGATATCGAACCGGATAAGTACGGTACAAATCCTGAAAAAAAGTACATACGCAATGTCCCTTGTCCTCGTTGTAACGGTCAAGGAGGTTCTTTAGTTGAAACAGGACACAATGAATCAAGATGGATTCCTTGCGAATTCTGTGACGCCACCAAAAAAGTGAAAGCGACCATTTCAATAGAGTGGAATCCGGATTATGATTCATAAAAGGGACTCATATAAGAATTAAATGCTAACATGATAAAGAAATACGAAATTACATGGCTTGACGAGAACGGTTATATTCATGTTCTCAATCATATCACGACAGACAAGCCAAGTAATGCGCTTTTCAATGAGATTTGCAAGCTGCTTGTATTATATCCGACCATCTTCCAAAGATTTGAGGGGATGCCGGACAATATCCACAAATGGATAAAGAAAGGCAATACATTGCGGGAGCATTATTTTGCTAACATTGGCGAGCAAAGCGTTTCTTGTATGGCAGAATCATAAGAGATAAGGATAAATGATAAAGTATAACTTCCTAAAAAGAATATGAATATGAACGAATTTATGACTATACCAGGAACAACTTATATTGTCACTCCTGATTTAAAAATAATCAACTCAAAAACAAATAAGGAAAACCGTTGTACTAATATATCTGTATTAATGGATGATGGCCTTAGGCACGGTTTTAGACGTGAACGCCTAATCTATGCGGCCAAAAACAATATTAACCCGTTGCATATACCTAAATATATTATTGTAAATAAAAACGGAGATGGGATGGAGAGGTATGATTTTTATAAAAAGCACAAAAGAGGGAGTGTAAAGTGTAGATATCCGTTTGATGTTAATGAGTATGAAAAACTAATTGATTGCCTGAAAAAAAAGGAACGTCCTTTATTTATTATGAATTACATTAAAGATATAGAAAATTATTGCAAGTTTCATTTGGAGGTATCGAATGAAGAAGCGTACGAATTAGCAATAAGCGCGATTATGGCAACAATTGATAATGTGGAAAATGGCGTCTTTCCGCAATCTATAATAGGATATATACTAGGAACCTCTAAGAAAATGCTTTCCGCAAGAATAAAATATAATAAAACATTTCTTAACAAGCTCGATAAACGATATGAATAAGGACGACTTATTTAAGGTGTTTTTAATAAATGACCTGATGGATTTGCCTAATGCCGTTACTAAAATTTTAGATATGGATTTAGAAGATAGGAATAAAATATACCGAGAGTTGATTAGACTGAACGATAACGATTTGTCTTATGACTGGTTTCAAGAAGTTTACGAAAGTGATTTATCTGAAAGAAAGCAAAAAAAACAGGACTTCACACCAAATTCTCTGGGAGTATTATGTTCATTACTAACATCTCAAACCGGAAGTATACATGAACCTACTGCCGGAAATGGATCTATGATCATTGCGGATTGGTGGCAACGTTGTACGAAATTATTACCCTGGGAACATTTCCCATCTCAGAATATTGTATCATGTTGGGAATTATCTGATAGATCAATTCCTATACTTCTTTTAAACTTATCGATTAGAGGAATTATGGGGTATGTTTATCACGGGGATGTATTAACAAAAGAAGTTAAGCAGAAGTATATCCTTCTTAATCGCAAAGATGATACACTTTCCTTTTCGGAAATAATAAAAGCAGATACTAATGCCAAAATAGTACAAGAATTATGAAATTAAATGATGTATATAATAAATGGTTGTCTGTCAAGAGAAGACAAGTTAAGGAATCAACACTAAGCTGTTATCAGCTCATATATATAAAGATACTGGCTCCTAGATTTGGATCTACAGATGTGGAGACCATGAATAAGAAGGTTGTTACAACATTTCTTTATGAACTTCTTGATTCAGGCACTAAGTCAAAGAAATACTGCTCAGATATCCTTATAGTCATAAAGATGCTTATTCGCTACGCTGGTGACGAATTGGACATCAATGTTCCCGATACAGCTTGGAAGGTTATTTGGCCAACCAATAATAAGGTTGGCGTTTCAAAATTAGAACGTTACACGCAAGAAGAATATCGTAAAATTGTTGAGTATGTTATGGATAATCCATCACCTCGCAATTTAGGCATTTTATTAACAATATGCACAGGCATGAGGATTGGCGAAATTTGTGCGTTACAGTGGCGGGATATAGATATTGTTGGCAATACAATTCATGTCAATAAAACAATGGAGCGCATATATCTTCCTGGAAATATCGGTACCGACAGGAAAAAGACGGTGGTTGAGATAGGAGCTCCTAAAACTAGTTCATCAGATAGGCACATACCTATTCTTAAAAATATTTTACCCATTGTGAAAAAGTTCTATGCCGTATGTAAGCCAGATTATTATGTTTGCACCTGCTCTGAGGATTTTATCGAACCTCGAACTTTACGTACATATTATCGAATTTTTATTCTTGAAAAAGTAAAGTTAAATCATTGCATTAAATTTCATGGATTACGACATACTTTTGCAAGTACCTTGATTGAAAATAAAGTCGATGTTAAAACTGTATCCACAATTCTAGGACATTCGGATATAAGTACAACCCTCAATGTATACGTACACCCATCAAATGAAGCCAAAATATGCGCTGTTAATGGAGGCCTAAAAGGAATATTCAGATAGTTTGGATACGGAATGATAAGAAAGAAGAGAATAATTAAAAAAATGTGAGTCATGGACAAGAAGAGATTGGAAGCTCATATGAATGATGGGAAAACAGAATACGTGATGTGCGCAGCAATTCATGTGGATGATGGAGAATCTTATTCGTATCAGCCATACAATATTGATACTGGCATTGTGCTATGTGGGTGGAGACATCCCGGAATATTCCAACAGGCAGCACTTTTAAAAATGCCAGATAGCAGTAAAGCGATACAAGGATTTCTTACTACTAAGAATAGATTTTTAACCAGAAAAGAAGCTTATGCGCTGGTTAAAGAAACAGGACAATTAAAGCAGCCTCTTATAGGTGGTATGTTAACTTCAGAGGATTTGTGGTAACAAATTACTAAATAATTATGAGTGATTTATACTTCAACGATAAACGCTTTGTCGGCTACAGTAAGATTAGTGATGTATTTTTTCTGCTTCCGGCAATAATGTGGTACATGGAGCGAGAAAGGATTAAAGATGCAGACTCGCTCGTGATATGTGTGCATTGGCTTTGTTTTCAGTGCGGGTTATTTATTAGGTGTAAAAGAAAAATTAAAATAGGTTATGAGAAAGATAATAGCAATTAGTAGATGCCATTCCATAGGTGGGGGAATAATGAAAAAGTGTAGAATTAAAAAATAGCGAATCATGATAACGAAAGAACAAGTTAAAGAAATATTGACAAAAAATCCGGCAGGAATTACAAAAGAAGAGTTGAAATTTGTTTTTGGCATATTCTGCTTATCAATCAAAGAATATGAAAAATCAGAACATAATCTTTGGTTTGAAGTACATTTCGAACGCATATACATCGCTCAAATTCGATATGGTATAAAAGGTGGGATGTCTTTTAGTAACGAATATGTAAATATGGGAGATGGATGTCATGGAGTAACAATGGGAACAGTGAATAATACAGCCGATCTATTAAAAATATTCATCAATATGTTTTACGACAATTTATTGAAACAAGCCAACTATGCTCCTTTATATAACGAAGAGACATCTCAATTCGAATCCCTTGAACAAGCTCAAGAATATTTGGAATATGTTCAATCTATACTGTAAAATTTAAAAAGAAACGAGCTATAGCAAATTTTCTTGATTAGGTTTAGTTTGCGTTCTAAAAAAGAAGGAATATGGAAACAAAGCGGCTTATTTGTAGCCGCTTTGTTGAAAAGGCAAAACTTAATTTAGTTTTGCAAGGACACCTCGATTTGGAAATTTGGATACATCTTTTTGTATTTGCTTGCAAGATAAGGTAACCAATCAGCCCAATACCGATCAGCTGCACATTTTTCAATGTGTTCCACTGGACAACCAATTTCTGGTGTCAATTTAATTTTGTAATTAAAAAATTTCTTCATTAATAATTTGGTACACAATTAGTGTGTATCCATGACAAATTTAGGTACAAGTGATTTACTGACCAAATTGGGAAAGAAAATATTAATTTGCTCTTTTGAACTATTATTATGACACTTGAAGGGTTTGAAAAGAAACGTTTTACAGGATACGAGATAATTACATGTTATCCTAAAGGGCTGGAAGAAAAGGATTGGATGGTTGAGTGTATGTTTTTAGCAGTAGACATTGAATAAAAGCTATTCTGGTTATAACCTTTCAGTGACGATCCAATATACAAAGATAAACCTTTTGGGCAAGGATTGAATATTGTAACAGACCGCTCCCCCAATTAAAAGTCTCTAAGAAATAGTTCACATCACGAAAAACATTAGTTGAATAGAACGGCAACTCCGTTCGGTGTCGGCCGAGCGGAGTCTGTAAACTCTCGACAGCGAGTTATCGCTATCTCTGATAAAAACACTACAAAAGTAGTGCTATTCTATGAAAGAAACAAAATTACCATTATGGAAGCACTTCAAATTAGCCTTTCAAGTTGTAACGCTGCACGTTTGCAAAGCGAGTATTTCAGGAACCTGCCATCATGTGATTTTTTGGAATTCGCGACTCTTTTCGCCCAAATACACAAGCGAGGCAGCATGTTCCATCTTTACAGGAACCTTCTCACGCATTTTCAAAATTATCAACACGTCATTGGCCGCACTTTTACAACAAGTCAGATTGGCCGTGAAGAACTGGATGATTTCATCCAATATTTGCACATCGACAAAGGGCTGAAACTTTCCACAATCAAAAGCATGATAACCAGATTTAAATATCTTTTAAAAAAGGCATATTTAAAAGGCTGGGCCGTTGATGACTCTTACTCCGAGGTAAAAGTCCGGGAAAACGAATCCACATTCGTATACCTTACTGAAAAGGAAATTGCCCGCATCTATTACTATACAGAACTATTGCCCTGGGAAGAAGAGATTCGGGATATCTTCATCGTAGGATGCATGACCGGCCAAAGATATTCCGACTATTCCCGTTTGTCTTCGGACAACATCAAGGGGGATCATATCCACATCATCCAGAAGAAGACGAAAAACAAAGCGGTTGTCCCTTTGACGGAGTATGTGAAGGAGATATTCGCGAAATACGGCGGGAAGATGCCCAGAGCCCGTTGCATCCAATATTTTGACAAAGCCATTAAAGGTGTCTGTAAGAAAATAGGCATCGATGAGATTATTGTTTACGAGGAAGAACGTGCCGGGGAAATCGTAGTGGTTAAAAGGCCCAAATACGAAATGATATCCTCCCATACGGCCCGCAGGACCTTCATCACCAATATGAACAAGAACAATGTACCAAGCGCGAAAACCCGTAAATGCACAGGGCACAAATCAACCGCCTGCTTCGACAGATATGACAGAATGACCCTTGAAGAAAATGCAAAATCTTTGTCCGGAAACGGTTTCCTGGCATGATGACTAATGAGAAAGAGGCCTAAATTGAAGTTTAGTGCCTCTTTCTTTGTAAGGTATTGGTTATGAACCTAACTTTGTAAATAGATTGATTGATTTTACTGTTTGTCCATGGCCTACAATAATAGAAATACATTATTGAAGATGATACGCGTACAAGACATTGTCCTCGCCGAAAAGAAGAAGGGTGTCTCGCAATTATATGTGTATGAGCATATCATCCGCGATACGTTCCTGATCTCCTACAGCACTTTCAACCGTTGGATTTCGTATCCGGCCAAGCAGGAACTGAAACACGGGAAAAAGGGACACGAGGACAAGCTTCAGCTAACCTTTGGTTTTTAATCCGACAAGTGTAACCATCCAGCCGTTATATTTATGATAGTGTTCCCAGGATACCGGTTTCAGGGGCCGTGTCTTTCCTTCTTCAAAATCCAGCCTGTATCCATTTACGGCATCCAGCACATCACGGGCCAACTTCTCATGCCACAGGACATCCCCATCCCGCATATCCCCGTCCGATTCGTCCCTTGTCTCGGAAACGACATGAAGGCGGATGTTTATCTGGCATGAATTTGTCTGTTTTGTCTCGGCAGTGATATCCAAGGCGGCAAATTCCACCAGGACGACAGGACTTGTATGGATCACTCCTTCATATTGGTTGTTGAACCATTGGATGTCTTTTAACCGGCTGTTCGAAGCATCGGAAACGATACCTGTTTCCGGATCAAGCAGGATACCGAACTTTTCGGCAATCAACCCTTTGATATCCTTATATAAGCTGTAATACATATTTTTATTTGTTTAAAATTTTATCCAAACCTTTGATTATGATATTTTCCACTTTATCATTCAGTTCCTTGCTCTCCCCGATGAATTGCCGGGCCGGGAGCATCACTGTTTTTTTCCCGAATATTTTTATCGGTCCCCCGTAGTTTTGTACATATGCATATGGCTTGTCGGACGTTATCGAGACCTTCCCGGACTTGGGGATATACCTTATACTCTTCCTTAAATCACCGGAACTTCCGGACAATATTTTACGGATTGTCGCAGCTTTGCTGAAATTAAGTTTTTTCTGCTGTTTTACCTTATATGTCTTACCTGTTTTCCTGTCACGTTTAAAACGGTAGGAAACGCGTTTTTCCCCTTTGTAGTCAAAGCCGTACCATTTGCTGGAAGGATCACGTCGTTTTACATCCTTCCACTTTTTTAAACCGTTATCGACAAACCCTTCCTGATCGAAATTCTCTTTAAAATGAGCCACGGCTTCACGCCCTACAATTTTAGGCAATGAGTTTTTCGCCCAGTCCTGGCTCTCTTTTAAAAGATTGTCAAAATATTTTTGTATGTCAGTATTTTGCATGTCGTCTAATATTAGTATTTTTGTAACGGTTCTAAGCCGAAAGGCCGTGAGCCCCCTTCTGGCAGGTTTGATTATTTCAAATCTGCCAGTCGTATTTTAAAGCTTTCCGAAAGGATATTGGCGCGGTCCAGCCTGATATCTTTCCCATTGATCACAATCGTAACGGTTTTTATGTTTTCCGACCGTCGCACCCTTGAACGTAAAGCTGCGCTCAACTCTTCAACGGATATGTCCGAATCTACCCAAATCACGACATGGTCAGCTTGCTTCCTTGCGTCCCGGAGCAACCGGTCAATCGAATTTTTCGAAGGGGTCCGGCTGACCTTGTATTCTTCCTCATATCCCAGTGTCCGGTTGAGACTGTCTGCCGATTTCACTCCATCCGGATTATTCAACAGATCAATGTCATATCCGTATTTGTTGGCAAAATATGAAGCCACCCGTATATTCTCCTCCCGTTCACCTTTGCCGTGTCCACTATGGATACGAAGCCGGCCTTTGTCGGTAGGAACTGTTTCATACTCTTCTTCCTCCAGCAACCGCTCCACCGCTTTTTCCGCTCCCTTGTAAGCTTCCGTCACATAAGGATGGTTATCCGTGAAAATACTGCCCGTATAGGCAGGGTTGCGGTCCAGACCGGGAGAAGCCGGTGCCATCCCGTCCCGTGTCGCTTTTTCTCCCGGAATCACGGGACGGTCTCCGATGTGGGTAATCGGATCAGCCGTGTTTTCCATGTCGCACTGGCAATTCCATACACATCCCGGATAATGAGTTTTCCACCAAGGATCAGCGAGGGAGCGGACATTGCCATAATACATCCGGTGCGAAATTCTGGGCTCTGCGGCAGAACTGGGCAGCCAACGAAGATTCGGAAACAGATCGGCATCACGCATATATTGCCGGAAACGGGTGGCTGTCCGTGCGGCGGAAACAGCCGTAACATATTCCGTCTTGAGCCAGTCCACATTATATTGTCCGATTATGGCTTCGGATGCTTTTCTAAAACCGTCATAGCTTCTCAGATTCCCTTTCTCATCGATCAGAAGGGTTGCCAGGTCATTCTGCTCACGGTGTGCCTTGAATGCTGCAAATACGGCATTGTTCCTCTTTAATTCACGAAGGAATTCCGGATCCGGATCGCCGAATCTTACTTCTGCATGAAAACCTGTCTCGACCGCTTTGTCAAGGTAAGAGCGGGTATGTTCGAACAGGTCCGGATCGATATCATCCCGGACATCAAATTTTTCGTATATGCGTTTTAATATGGCATTCCTGATCGACTCATCCAAACTGAAATCCATTGAAATCTGTTCCCGCATGGAAGCACACGCCGGACAGTGGCAATCATACAAGTGGGAAACAAGCCCGGAAAATCCTAAACCTTCACTTTCCGGGCCTTTCCGAAAAAACCGATGGCCCGGTCTTCGTCCGGATTATTCCGCTTGGCAGGGTTCGGCTCGTCATAGCTCTTGTTGTCCACCGTGTTCTCCTTTTTATCCTTCAAGCCATAGAACCGGAACTCGTATCCGTCCAGCTTGTAGCCATGTGCGACAAGAAAGGGAAAGAGACGGTAATTGACAATATCCTGGATGCGTTTCATCCGCGCCTTGGTGAACTCCGTAAGGACCCTTTCGTGCACTTCCGCGGTTCCGGTCCACTGTCCGTTCTTGCTGGTTCCGGTCTGCCCGTTCATCATCTTGGCGATCTGGTCGTCACAAAAATCAGCAAGGCTCTTGTAATTATCGCTGCTTTCCTTGCTGGCTACGGCTGTAACGGTCAGTTTTTCATCACTGCCGACGACTCCAACCAGGTCACTGCCAAAACGGACGGCCATCTCCATCGCTTTTTCCCGTTCTTCTTCATTGTCGGTGTCCGTCTCATAAGTGATAAAAGGTTTCCCGAACCTTTCGTTGTACTCCGACCAGTCCGACCGTGCATAAGTTTTCCATATGATTTCCCGGCTGATGGATTCCAATTTTCCAAGCACTTCCGGATCTCCGACGGGCAAAAGGAAAAACGCCGTTTCATGTCCCTCGTAAGATATGCCGTCACGATCCCAAGGGTTTATCGTGATTATCTTCTCAAAAGGACGGACATGCTCTCTTGGAAAGACTTTCACGTCCACGAATTCGCCTTTGGAATCCTGCTCGCCGAATTCGATAAGCTGATATCCCCAAAATTCACTGTCCATCACAAAGGTCAGAAAACGCGTAAACCAGGGACGATCCAAAAGCAGGGTCCGTTTCTTATCCTTACTGTCACTGCCTTTCTTGCAGACCTCAAAAGGCTCCGTGATCAGAAAGGCTTCCGCCTTTTCATGCTCGCTGATGACCTGGCTGTCTTTCCATGTGTTTTCATATATATCCAGCAGGCCTGTCCGGTCGGAATTATCCGGATCAAGGGCTTCCAGAGCGGCCTTCACGAGGTTATTCATTTCCATGTTGACCCGTGTGGGACCTTGGCGTTTCAAAAGGGAAGACTTACGTTTTCGGCTCATGCCGAACTTGGACGCTATTTTGTTTGTAATTCTTTTTATATCCATTTCGAATTGTATTTAGATGATGTTTACACAGGACACAGATCAGCCAAAAGGATTATGACTTCGCCTCGGACTGGAAACCCACCGGAACGATGTCCGGGGTTTGCCGGAGGAATCCAAAACCGGAATGAGCGTGCTGTTGTCCTTGCCGGATGCGACCCGGTCGATCTCTTTCAGCACGTCTTCGTAGTTTAACCTTACCCTTTCCGGGATACTTTCATCCGGGACGGACTGATAGAGAAAATAAACCGTGAGGACGGTCATCCACCGGACCATCGAAGCATTCCGGCTGTCCCCTTCTTTCGAAAGTTCCTTTATTATTTGATAACGTCCGGACAGTTTCTCGGAAATATACCCGTAAGCCATTGTCTGTGCGTTGAGTATCTTACAGTCTTCATCGCGGATGAGCTTTTTTAGTGAGGCTTCCGATATGAAAACAAGGAAATCGCATGTCTGCAAATAATCTACTACCATGGTCGTCTATATTTGTTGTGTTTGTATTTTGCGGATCTAAGCCCGCCGGTTTGTTTCATTCCGGGCTTGTTAAGTTTGTAAATGCCACCTTCCACGGCATCGGGACCGTCATCGTGCGGAGCATCCGGAAATCCAAGGAATTGCTGACGGATCTCCTGCATGTCCGGACTGTGCTTCAATGCCTTGTTAAAGCGGATCCTCCCCCTCTCCGCATATGCGGAAAGGTTTTCGATGCGCTCCACTTTGTCCGGCTTATCCCGCCTGTCTCCCCTGATGGCAATGCTGTAGCCTCTTTTTTCCGCTTCTTCATCGTATTTTTCAAGATGTATATCCTGGATGAAATTCGCTTCCATCCAGTGCGGACAATTTCTATGCGAGGGTATTTCTTCCGCCAGAGCGTAATGGCCGCGGACCATTTCAGGGGTGGTGCACTGGCGGCAAAACGCATCGTAGATGTCAAAGTAAGGACCATTCTTGCCGATCAGGACGATTGCCTTGAAATCGTTCTTTTTCGAGTCTTTGTAAGAGGGATCGCAATAGGTGACCAGCTTCTCGCAGTTGTCGATTGGCGGCAGGTCGGCCCAGGGAAGGTGTTCTTCGCGGAACACCCGGCCAATTACGATATGTTGGTGGAACAACTCGCGAAGGGCAATACGCTGTCCCATGTTCTTCATCTTCGTCAGGATCTGTTCCCTGGTATATCTTTCTTTCCATGCCGGCACGCCTTTTTCCGAAAGGTCCATTTCGTGTGTGCGCGGGTTTTCAAGGGCATATACTTTCAGATGGGTTATCGTTTCTTTCACCGGATCGCCTTCTTCAACATCTCCGACGATATGTGAGAGGATGCTGCCTTTATGGATACGGTTCCCGATCACGACAAAACGGCTGCCTTTGGTCGGTGCACAGCCGTACAGGTCACCCAACACCCAGTCCGTGGCTTCCTGTACGCGTTTTTCATTCTTGCATATTTCAGCATCATCTATGTCGTCGACAATAATCAGGTTGGGACGGAGCGCGGCTTCACGTACGCCACGCGGGGATTGTCCGCGACCGAATGCCCAAAAACCGATCCCGTCATTCGTGACGAAATGCCCGGTGTCCCATTTCCCCGACTTGTACTGCGGTCCGTAGTCGGCAATATAACGCTGGTTGAACATCAGCTGTTCCTGCAAATCTGCGAGCAATCCGTCCGCCTTATCCTCATTGGCCGAGGAGAGGACAACGCCAGTAAGTTTTCCCAAAGCCTTAAGGTACATTGGCAGGAATATGTCCATGACAACGGATTTGGCATGTTCACGCGGCCATTCTCCGACGAACATGATGTTGTCGTTTTCGACGATCAGGCCAACTCCTTTTTTGTGGAACCAGGCAAAATCGGCATCCATGAAGTCTTCGAAATAATAACGGCAGAATTTCGTGAAGTTTTTCAGAAGAGAGGCTTTTCGCCTGCCTTTTTGCTCATCCGTTTCCTCACGGATCGGTTCGAGACGGACCGTCTCCTGCATTTCTCTGAGCCACTGTTCATATTCTTTCTGTTCCTTTCGGCTTAAATTCATCTCCAGGCTCATGATCTGTTCCCTCCCCTTTCCTCATTTAAAAAATCATTCAAGGCTGGAGCTACGTCACGTGCCAAAACAGGATAGTTGTCCGTAAGGAACTTGTTGATCTTCCGTACAGTCCTGACCAATGCCGTCCAGTCGGTTTCCTTCGGCTTTATCATGTTGTAGAGGTCCCGCACCCCGTCTATGTCCCCTTTGCCGATCAACCGGGGCTCCCCGCCATCCGCCTCCGATTTGATATACTGGTCCTTCAGCTTGCGCAGCTGGAGGAGTTGGTAACGGACCAGGTCGCGGATGTCTTCATGTATCGTCTGCATGGCCATAAGGTCTTCTGTAGCTTTCTGCTCCCAGGCCCCGTTCTTTTTCCATCTGGATATCGTCTGCTCGGACCTTTTCATGATCCGTGCGATCTCCTGTCCGGAAATTCCTTCCTTGAACAATATGTAGGCAATGTATTTGTCGTCCATGTCACGTGTTTTTATGATGCAAAGGTGACGGCATAAATCCTTTTGGAAAAGAAAAGTTCCAAGCCTTGCAATCTTTATTACAACCCTTGGGACTTTATTTGCGGCAGGTCTTTTACGGCCTTTACTTCGCTGTCGAAATCAATCAACAAATCACAGTAACGCGAAAAATAAAATGGCTTATGAACTTATAGAAAACAAGGAAAAGCGCGAAGCTACCATACGGATGTATGGTGTGATAGGCCGTGACGTGGACGGAAACCGGATGGCCTATGATATTGCGAATCTGGATAAGGAGGCTGACACCATCCACATCCTTATAAACAGTGACGGGGGAAGCGTCTCGCAAGGGTTGTCGGTCGTATCGGCCATTCTCTCGGCAAAAGCCTATATCCATGCGCATGTGAATGGCATTGCGGCAAGCATGGCTGCCGTCATTGCGATATCGTCCGACAAGGTGAGCATGCAGGATTATGCAAAGCTCATGATCCATGATCCCCATATCCCCGGTATGGAAAGTGAAAAACTGTCGGCAAAGGACCGCAAGGCGTTAAACTCCATTGCCGACACCCTTCGTACCATCCTTTCGAGAAGGGGCTGTGACAAGGATAAGATAACATCGCTGATGAAGGATGAAACCTGGTTTTCCGCATTGGAAGCACAATCGGCGGGCCTGTGCGATGATGTGGTCACGACTCCCCGCAAGGAGGAATTAAGCAATCTATCTGTTCCGGAACTTTTGAGCCGGATCAATAACGAATATCAATCATCTAATAAAAAGACAAACATGAAAGAAATTGCAAAAGCTCTCGGCCTTCCGGAGGGTGCAAGCCAGCAGCAGATACTGGATGACATTGCTGAAAAAAAGAAGACGGCAAACGAAACGAGGGATGTCCTTATCGGACAATTGCTCTCTTTGGGTAAAAAGAACGGGACAGTAACGGACAAGAATGAAGACCGGATGAAGCGGCTGGCCAATGCCGATTTCGAGTTATTCGCGGAAATGATATCCGATGTTCAGGACAAAGAGGTAGACAAACAAACAGAAGAGGACGGGGAATTTACCCGTAAACCTGCCGGACAAACGGAAAACCGCCGGCTAAGTGATGTCCTCGATCGTGTGGGTAAAAAGGAGAAAAAAGGCGGAAACGACAGCCATGACTGGGATTGGTATCAAAAGCACAATCCGGATGCCTTGCTTAAAATGGAACGGGAAGATCCGGAACGTTTCAACCGCCTGCTCGACGAATATGAATCTTCAATCGCATAAAAGTTATGAACACGGAATTACAGAATCCAATCGTAAAGTGGCCCTTCGGTAAGGCAGACGTTGTCAGTTTGACGGCCACAGGAAATCAGGCTGTCGATATTTATAACAACCTGACAATCGTAGATGGTGCAAGCGTCATCGCAACCGGGGCACGCACCCTTAATCTTGCAATCAGCAAGGACGTGGAACCGGGTGCCCGCCTTGTCGTGAAAACAAGGACGACTGCCACGGAAAGCCTTACTCCCGGAGAAGGTATGGCTGGTAAGGCAACTGTCGGAGTTAACGGCAAAACAAAAGTTGCCGAATATGTGTATGATGGTGAAAAATTTATCCAAACGGCCGATGCCGTACAAATCGATTAGAATATGGCAGAAATAAGAACGACACTTTATTCGAGCGAACTACAAAAGCTCATTTTCCCGGACAATAGTTTTTATAAGAAGTCTATTGGTGAGACCGGGGTGGCTGATAAAACCGAACAGGTGGAAAAGCCTGTACAGACAAAGATCAGCAAAGCGAAAGAGGGTAAACCCAGTTCTTTGCCCTTGTCTGTTGAAACGTCAACGGACAGCACGAAAAAGTACAATACGACATTAATCTATTGCGCTCCCCTGCTTATCGACTCGCAGTCCGAATTGCTTGTCAACTACAACAAACGTCAAACCAAGCAGGAACAACAGGCTGCGGAGATCAACACGAAAGTCGCCGCTTATACGATGGAACACTGGTGTCCCAAATTGGAAGCGAACATTCTGAAAACGACAGGAAGCGCACGTCCGTCAAACGTGATGGGGTTCACTTCGCAAAGAAAGGCCCTGACGAAAGAGGACCTTCTGAAGGTTCTTAACCTGATGATGCGAATGGGCGTTTCCGGAATGGGAGGCAATTGGTACGGCATGGTGACGGCTGACATGTACACCGACTTGCTCGCCATACCCGAATTTGTCGATTATTACAAGACGGGGAACGAATCCCGGCTGAAGGAAGGGGTTATCGGACGCATCCTTGGCATCGACATCTTCCAGCGTTCAACGGAAGAAGGGCACAATGGCGTATTGTACAACGGAAAAACTCCTTTAAGGGGAGATGCGGATGTGAAGGATTCCTTGCTTTCAGGGGCCTTGTTCTGGAACGACAAGATGGTCTGCCGTGCAGAAGGAAGACTCAGAACGATCATTAATGCGGAAGCTCCCGGTTATTTGGGCGGCACGATCATCGAGTCGTTCACCCGTTACGGAGCCGACATCATTCGTGACGATCAGAAGGGTGTGATTGCATTGTTGGAAGACAAGGCATGATTGTCCACTGAAGGCTTCAGGCATGAAAGTGTTTGAGGCTTTCGGTATCTTTTATTAATCACTAAATAAAGAAGACGATGGCAAGAAATAATGGAGAACCGTTGGATGGCAGGAACCTGATGCTGTATATCAACACTGCGGAGACGAACGAATCTCCGGTATGGCAGGCGCAGGCATTGGCTACCAGTCATACGATCACGTATAATACGGAAACAAAAGAAAGGTTGACAAAGGACTCTCCCGGAGGTAACCCGGAGAAGAGGATCACTTCAGTCACAGTTACGATCAAGGCCGATGCGCTCCGGGCTTTTGGCGACAAGGATAAAAAGTTGCTGCTGAAAACCATGAAGGAGAAGAAGAATGTCCTGTTAAAATATGGTTTCGCGGAAGCGGACGAACAAGAAGGGGACGATTACGAGGAAGGGGAGTTCGTTATAGACTCTTTGGAAGAGACATCACAGGCCGGTGAGGATGTGACGTACAGTGCACAATTTTCATCAAGCGGGGATGTGCAGACCAAACAAGTCGCATCCTAATAAATTGTATCATGACAATGGGAAAACATTCAATTTCAATCAATAATACGGAATATCCCTGCCGGCTGACCATGGGGGCCATGCTGGAATTCAAACGAAGAACCGGGCAGGAGGTTACCGAGATGAAGGGTACGGATATCGCTCTGGTCATTACGTTGATCTTCTGTTGCCTGGTCTCTTCCTGTAGGGCAGACGGCGTGGAACTGCCGTTCAAGGACGAGATGGATATGGCCGACCACATGTCACCTGAAGATCTTTCAGGATGGCAAAGCGAAAACTTTCAGGCGCAAGCGGCCTCTTGTGAGACGGGAAAGGCACAATCTAAAAAAAAAGGATAACCATCCTGGAACTGCTTGGGCTGGCTGTAGGCCGTATAGGCATGAGCCGGACGGATTTCCTACAGCTGACTCCCGAAGAATTCAGCGAGATAGCCGGGCAGTGGAACCAAAATGAAACGGTCTTTTTCCGCAGTAGTTGGGAACAGACCCGGTTTATGGCACATTGCATATTGACTCCATTTTCAAAAAAGAAACTGAATCCGACAGATATTGTCCGGTTTGATTGGGAAAAGGAAAAACAGGAAAATAAACAGGTAAAAATAGCAACGAGAGAAGATTTCGAACGTGTAAAAAAGGAATATGGCGGATAGAGGTATTACATATGACATATTGCTTCGGATGCGGGACCAGGTTTCCGGTGTTTCCAAAACGATCGACAAGGAGTTGAAGGTTGTCAAACAATCTGCCGACCAGGTAGTCGGCAGCCTGAATGGCATCTCCGGTCGGTTGTCTGCTGTTTCCAATGCATCCGTGGGTAACGTGAAGAATATTTCCAATGTTGTCGACAACTTGAAAAGACAATACCAAAGCCTGGGGAAAGAGGCGGCTACGGCCTCTGAAGCATTGGAAAATTCCACAAAAAGAGTCACTCCGAGATTCAATTCCCTGAATGTGTCCGTTCAGCAGGTGGCAAGAGAATTACCGGCACTGGCAATCAGTGCAAATACATTCTTTCTCGCTATCTCCAACAACTTGCCGATCTTGGCGGATTCGATATCGGCAGTACGTAAAGAAAATCTGGAATTAATCGCTTCAGGACAAAAGGCGGTTCCAGTTTGGAAACAGGTCGCAGGATCGTTGTTATCCTGGCAAACTGCACTGGTGGCTGGTGTTACCATATTGTCCATGTATGGCGAAGAGATTTTTAACGTGGCTGGTGAAATGTCGGGGTTGTCAAAAGTGACTAAAACTCAAATCGACAGACAAAAAGAATTGAATGATAGTCAACAGAAAGGAGCACAAAACGCACAAGAGGAACTCACAAAACTGAAGCTGCTGTATCAGGCCAGTCAAGATATCACCCGTCCCATGGCAGAGCGTAAAAGAGCTGTGGACGAATTGAAAAAGTCATATCCGAAATATTTAGGAAACCTGACAGAAGAAGAAATATTAACTGGAAAAGCTGCTACTCAATACAAAAATTTGACTAATGCAATTGTATCTTCAGCTAAAGCCAGAGCAGCACAGGACAAAATTGTGGAATATGCCAAAAAGGAAATAGAAAATGAAGCTCTTTTGACCGAATTATATGCCAAACGTGAACAAATGGTCTCAAGATTGACCAAAGAACAACAACTACTCACCGACTTGAGTCGGACGGGAGAAGCACAAGAGTTCCAAGTAGGCATCGTCTCTGTTGTACAAGGCAAGGTAGATGCGATAGATAAAGACATTGCACGGTTAAAGAATGAAAATGAGGATATCCTTAAATTGCAGAAAGATTTGGCAAAAGGAATCAAAGTAGAAGATATTACCTTTGATTCTTCCGAAAATGAAAAAAATACCAATAAGAACTTAGCTACAATAGGTGGACTCATCAACAAAATCAATGAATTAAAAGAAGTCCAATTAAAGGCTTCAGAAGAACAGGCAATTGCTTTGGAAAAGGAAATTTGTCTTTATGAGGAACGTCTGAATTTGGTTAATAAAACAATTATTGCAGGAGCGGAAGGGAATTTGTCGAAAGGGTCCACAGAGTTATTGAAGGCTCCAAATATTCAGGCAATGGATGTCCCTGCAATAGAATTTCCTCTTAAGATAGATGAAAAGTCTTATCAGAGAGTACAGCAAAAGATTCGTGAAAGCGGATATGTGTTTGTGAAAGAAGCCCAGAT